AATAAAATCAATAAAAAAATTAGAGCAAAAACGACATGTTTATGATATTTCTGTAGATGGAAATCATAACTTTTTTATAGGTGATACTGAAACACTTACACACAATTGTGATTATTTAACACCCGTTGCACAAGCAGCTCTTCGTAATCTGATGGAAACATTCAGTAAAGGTACGAGATTTATATTGACATGCAATTATCCTGAAAAGATTATTGACCCAATTCAAAGTAGATGTCAAACATTTGAAATCATACCACCATCTAAAAAGGATGTTGCAAAGAGGTTAAATGAAATATTGCTTACGGAGGGTGTTCAATTTGAAATGCCAGACCTTGCGATAATTGTTAATAGTGGATATCCTGATATTCGTAGGGTGATAAACGCTGCACAACGACAGGTTATTAATGGTAGGTTGGTGATTGATAAACAATCCAGCATTGAATCCACTTATGCCGAAAAGATTGTGGATATCCTAAAAAGTGGTGCAGATACCAAAAGTAAATTCACACAAATTCGTCAAATATTGGCAGATTCAAAGGTGAGGGATTATACAAAGTTGTATTCAACTCTATATGAGAGGGTGGATGAGTATGCCGGAAATAAAGTTGGAACAACAATTGTTAATATAGCCGAAGCACAATATAAGGATTCGTTGGTGGTGGATAAAGAAATAAATGTAATGGCAATGTTTGTAAATATTTTAATGTAAGTAAAGGATAAAAATGGCAAAATTAGTAGATTTCAAAGGGGGAGCACCCCAACAACCTGAACAACCCGTTCAGTTTAATGTAGACCCAACAAAGCTTCAGACGGTTACTTGTCCAAATTGTGGGGGTATCTTTTTTGAAGAAAAGATGATGTTCAAAGAATTACCTGCGATTCAATCACCGACCGGAAAAGCATCAATGATTCCTATCCCAGTGGTTGTTTGTAATGAGTGTGGAACTGTACATCCGAAGTTTGTACCAAAAGGTTTATTTGATGCCTCCGAAGAAAAAAAGTGATAGTTCCGAAGGAACGATAAAGGCTAAAACTCTTTTTGACCATTTAAGTGGTTTAAAGGAAAACAAAACGAAATGGGATTCTCTTTCGGATGTTGATAAAAAATCGTTTTCGGTTTATCTTGCCAATCGTTGGTTGAGTATGAATCTAGAATTCATTGATTTAGTAAATGAAATTCAAAGATTTACCAATGGTCAAATGGGTGCTAGGGAGGTGTATAAAGTATATTATGATTTCTTACCAAAGAAAAAAACTTTTGATAAATACATAAAAAAATCTGGCGGAAATGTTGTTTCTGAAGAAATTATTTCGTATATTTGTAAGTACTTTGAGGTCTCAAGCAGAGAAGCTGATGATTATTTAGAGATATTATCAGAGGATGAGGTTAGAAGTATTATAAAAAAGTATGGAGTTAAAGATTCTCAAATTGATAAAATGTATAAAGATGCAGCAAAGTAAAGAAATGGTAAACCACCCCAATCATTATGGTGGAGTAGATAATCCATATGAAGCGATTAAGGTTATAGAAGCATGGGATTTGGATTTTCATTTGGGTAATACAGTCAAATACATATCCCGTGCCGGAAAGAAACATCAAGACAAAGAATTGGAAGATTTATTAAAAGCAAAGTGGTATTTAGATAGAAAAATTCAAAACTTACAAAATGGAAAATAATATATTGGATGATTTGCATGAGGGGATGATTGTGTTGGATGGGTTTAATGAATGTATTTTGGGTAAAGTTGAGCAGGCGGGAAGTGATACAAAATTACTTTATTCAATTAAATGTATTTTATCAACTCTTATGGAAAGAGATGGTATGAGTTATGAAGAGGCCTATGAGTTTTATGAATTTAATATTTTAGGATTGCATGGGCAAGAACCATTTCCAGCTTTTTTGATTGATTATGAAAAATAGTTTTAGTAGTATACTTGATTTTACAACTCCAACGGAGTCTGTAGGTGATGTAAAGGTTTCTTACTCTCAGTTCACAATGTGGGTTAATTGTCCTAAAAAATGGAAATTAACCTATATGGATGGGCATAAAGAGGATGAACCTTCTATTCACCTGCTCTTTGGGACGAGTATGCACGAAACTATTCAGGAGTGGTTAAAAACACTTTTTACAAAATCCCCATTAGAATCCGATGAAATGGATTTAGGAACTTTATTAAGGGATACGATGGCAAGGGAGTATAAAACTCTATTGGAAACCCGGCCCGATTTAAAGGAGTGGATTACAAAATCACAAATGAATGAATTTTATTTGGATGGAATAGAAATACTAAACGAGTTAAAGAAAAGTAGGGCAGAGTTATTCTCAACCAGGAAGTGGAAGTTGTTTGGTATTGAAACAAAATTATATCAACCCATTGTAAAGGGTATGGATAATGTAAAAATGATTAGTTACTTAGATTTAGTTTTTGAAGAAATTGAAACGGGTAACATTTTAATTGTTGATATCAAAACATCCACCAATGGCTGGAATAGTTATCAGAAAGCAGATGAAACAAAAACAGCACAACTTATTTTATATAAACACTTTTTCTCACAACAATTTGGGATTGATTACAAAAAGATTGATGTAAAATATCTAATCCTAAAAAGAAAGTTGAATGAGGCGATGATGTATAATGTAACCCGATTACAAAAGTTTTCACCAACAAATGGTGGTAGGACAATTAAGAAAACTCTTAAAATGTTTGAGGACTTTGTAAAAGAGGCCTTTAATAAAGATGGTTCTCATAGGGTTGATAATAATTTCCCAGCAACTGCTGGATTTAATAATAAGCAATGTAAGTTTTGTCCTTTTAAAAATAGATACGATCTTTGCCCAAAAACCGATAGAATTAAAACCGATTTTTTATTGAGTATTTATCGTAAAAAAGATGAAAGTAACACAGAGATTTTACAGGAGCAAGATTATGACCAGGGTAGCATTGATTGGTAGTGACCGATATGAAAACCAAATGGAAATCAAAGATTTGGTTTTTAAATTAAAAAATTTATATGGTGATAACCTCATATTGATTTCAAGAGGTAATCAAAATGGAATTGAAAAATGGGTTAAGAAATGGGCATTAGAAATGGGTGTTAAATATATTGAATATAATCCGGCATCTACTCCAATGAACCTATATAGTGGAATGAACCAATCATATTATGAAAAACCCTACCACGCAACACAAAAATTACACCAATATGAATTGATTGCTAGGAACGCAGATAAGATACTATATTTTGGAGAAATATCACACGGAGAATTATCCCATTTCAAAAAAATGTTGAAAATAACTGGTTCAAAAGTAACTTTTATTGGTTAGAAAATAATATTTATATTAAAGTTAGTTACGAAGATTTATGGAATTAAAATTACCAAAGCTTAGGAAAATAGACCCTAACAAACCAAAGAAAAAGAAGATACTCCTTCTTTCAGATGATTTAAGATTATTTAGTGGAATAGCAACTCAATCAAAAGAGTTTGTCTTAAAAACCCTACACAAATACGATTGGGTTCAAATAGGTGCTGCATTAAACCACCCCGAAAACGGAAAGGTTTTAGATGTATCTGCGGATGCTGCAAAAGAAACTGGTGTTGAGGATGCTTACCTAAAAATATATTGCACTAGTGGATACGGAAATGCCGATATTGTTCGTCAATTAATAAATTTGGAAAAGCCTGATGCTATTCTACACTTTACTGACCCGAGGTATTGGATATGGTTGTATCAGATGGAGCATGAACTTAGGCAGATGATTCCAATATTTTATTACAATATTTGGGATGATTTACCTGACCCGTTGTGGAACTCACCTTATTACGCAAGTTGTGATTTGTTGATGGCGATATCAAAGCAAACTTATGGTATCAACAAAAGGTGTTTGAAAAAGTATGGTATGGATTTGCCTGATTGGACATTTAAGTATGTTCCGCATGGGGTATCCGAACATTTTAAACCACTGCCAAAGGATAACGAAAAGTTGGTGGAGTTTAAGAAAAAGTATGGAATTGATAAGATGGAATTTGTGGTGTTGTGGAACAATAGAAATATTCGTAGAAAGCAACCTGGTGATTTAATTATTGCTTTTGACCACTTTGTTCAACAATTACCAAAAGAGAAGCGTGATAAGGTTTGTTTGTTTTTACATACACAACCGGTAGATGAAAATGGAACGGATATACCCGAAGTTATTAAGAATTGTTCAAATGGTGGTAAATACATATTTACAAATCCTGGCATATCAACCGAAGAATTAAACCTGTACTACAACTCAGGTGATGTAATTGTAAACCTTACCTCCAACGAAGGATTTGGATTAAGTACTTGTGAGGGAATGAGAGCAGGAATACCAATTGTGGTGAATGTTACAGGTGGATTGCAGGACCAATGTGGGTTTAAATTGGATGGTAAGTTTTTAACCGAAGATGATTATTTAGAATTGGGTTCGTTACACGATGTTCGTTCTGATTATTTGAGTAGATTGACTTGGGGCGAATGGGTGAAGCCGGTATGGCCATCAAATCGTTCATTGCAAGGTTCACCATTGACACCTTATATATTTGATGATAGATGTGATTTCAGAGATTTTGGAAACGCAATTAAGGAATGGTATGATACCCCAGCAGATGAAAGAGCAAAAGCGGGGATGTTAGCGCACGCATTTGTAAATGGTGTTGGTAATATGACAGCCGAAAAAATGGGTGAGACATTTATTGAATCAATGGAGCGTGTATTTGAAAATTGGAAACCTCGTAAAAAATTTGAAATAGTAAAAATATGAAAAAGTTATGTATAGTTAGCTGTCCTATAGCAACCCGTAGTGGTTACGGGGCTCGTAGCCGTGACTTTGTCCGTAGTTTGATAAAAGCAAGACCGGATTGGGATGTTAAGATTTTACCTCAAAGGTGGGGTGCTACACCTCAAAACGCATTGGTATTACCAATAGATGATGATTTGGTGAGTAGATTGGTTTTGGGGCAAATAAATCAAAAGCCTGATGTTTGGATACAAATTACAATACCAAATGAGTTCCAACCTATGGGTAACTATAACATTGGTATAACTGCAGGGATTGAAACAAATCAGGCTTCACCTCAATTTATTGAAGGTTGTAATAGAATGAACTTAACATTGGTATCATCCAAACACGCCAAATCTGGGTTGGAAGTAAAGTATGATATGCAGGATGAAAAAACCCAACAAAAAGTTGGTGAGTTAGGATTAACAAAACCTGTTGAGGTTCTTTTTGAAGGATTTGATGAGCAGATATACGATAATAAGCTGCCTGTTGAACAATCGGTAAAAGATGTATTGAGTGATGTTTCAGAAGAGTTTTGCTTTCTATTCGTAGGACATTGGTTGCCTGGCGAATGTGGGCATGACCGTAAGAATGTATGTGCGATGATATATACCTTTCTACAATCATTCAAAGGTAAGAAGAACCCACCGGCTCTTATTCTAAAAACAAGTTTGATGGCTCCTTCGTATGTAGATACGCATGAAATACGAAAAAGAATTGAATCGTTAAAAGACCAAGTCCGAAAAGAAAGTGGGGAATCAAAATTACCTAATATTTATTTATTGAGTGGTGATTTATCAGATATTGAAATGAACTCCCTATATAACCATACAAAGGTTAAAGCGCATATATCATTCACAAAGGGTGAAGGATTTGGCAGACCCCTATTAGAAGCAATGATAAGTGGTAAACCAATTATTGCTCCAAAGTGGAGTGGTCATATGGACTTTTTGGATAATGGTTTTAATGTGTTAGTTAATGGTGAGTTAGAAGAAATACATCAATCAGCAGTGAACGATTGGTTAATTAGCGGTTCTAAATGGTTCAATATTAATATAAGTGAAGCAGCTGGGTATATGAAGGATATCTACGAAAATTACAATAAGTATTTAGAACTATCCAGAAAGAATCGTAAATATGCAAAAGATAACTTTACCTTTGATAAAATGACCGAAAAGTTATCTGAATATTTAGAAAAGTGGGGAGCTGATTCTGCACCACAACAAGTTGGTTTAAAACTACCAACTCTTAAAAAGATTGAATTACCAAAACTCAAAAAAGTCGATGAAGTAAACGAACTACCAAAAATAAAACTACCTGAATTAAGGAAAGTAGATGCCGGTTAAAAAGTTATTCATAAACCAACACTTACGTAGATTGAGTGATGAACAACCTCTAAACAAAATGTATTTGGAGCGAGGTATGGTAGCAAAACTTCAGTATGAAAAAGTAAATGGTGAATTGAATTACTATTGGGTACTTGTTTTAGAACCAAAATTCAAAAATTACTTTCATTGTTTAGATTTAAACTATTTAAGACCTCAAATATTTGAACGATTATCAAAAGATTTTCCGGAAGTGATATCTGAATCAGCAAGAGTTAAAAAATTAGGATTAGCAAAGTTAGAGTTTAATGAAGCATCAAAGGGGATATATACCGCAAAAATTAGAAACAAACTATTGCAAGAGGGGTATAGAACTTTTATATGGAAAAACATCAGGACAGTAATAGTTTATAATTACAAATACAAACCCGTTGATATGGTAGAACCAAAAGATGTAAGAGAAGCAGAGCAAAAAACAAACGAGCAAAAAACAAACGAGCAAAAAACAAAAGAGCAAAAAACAAACGAGCAAAAAAGAAATGAAAATAAGTTACGGAATAACAGTAAAAAATGAAGAAGTAGAAATCCAAAAATTGCTTGGATTCCTTTTAGAAAAAAAACGAGAAGAAGATGAGATTATTGTTCTTTTTGATTCTAAAAATGGAACATCTAAAGTATTGGATATACTCAAAGCCTACTCCTTACTGGACTGGTATAAGTGGTATAGTAGGGATTTTGATAATCATTTTGCAGACCATAAGAACCATTTAAATTCTCTTTGTAGTGGTGATTACATCTTTCAGATTGATGCGGATGAATTACCACATGAGAACCTGATATCTCAATTACCTTTACTTTTAGAAAACAATTCAGCAGTTGATTTATACGCTGTTCCAAGAGTAAACACTGTAGAAGGTTTAACACCCCAACACATTCAAAAGTGGGGATGGAATGTAAATGAATGGGGGTGGGTGAATTGGCCTGATTTTCAAACTCGTATTTATAGAAATACCTCTGAAATAAAGTGGATAAATAAAGTACACGAAAGACTTGACGGGCACAAACAATTTGCTTATATTCCTATGGAAGAGGATTGGGCGTTGTATCACCCAAAAACAATTGAAAGACAAGAAAAACAAAATGATTATTATAATACATTATGAAAAAAGTATGGTACGCCCCCAACAAATTTGAATCATATGGGGAACAAGAAATTCAAGCAGTAGTTGATTGTTTACGATCAGGTTGGTTAGCGGGTTTTGGACCCAAATCAATTGAGTTTGAAGAAAGAGTAGCAAAATATTTCGGAAAGAAATATGGTGTATTTGTAAACTCGGGTTCATCCGCATGTTTACTTGCATTAGCAAGTTTACTCCTTCCAAAAGGAACTAAAGTAGTTACACCCGCTTGTACATTTTCTACAACACTTGCACCAATAATTCAGTTGGGTTTAGTGCCGGTATTTGTAGATGTTGATTTGAATACTTATGTAGCCAATGTTGATGGGGTATTGAGTGTAATAACCGATGATGTTAAAGTCCTAATGCTACCAAATTTAATTGGTAATAAACCTGATTGGAAAAAAATCAAAGAAGGTTTAATTACTATGGGTAGAGAGGATATTATCCTAATTGAAGATTCGGCAGATACGGTTACTCACACACCCGAAACTGATATTGCTACTACAAGTTTTTACGCATCGCATGTTATTACTGCCGGTGGTGCTGGTGGTATGGTGATGTTCAATGAAGAAAAATATCGTAATACCTGTTTACAATTTAGAGATTGGGGTAGGATCGGTGATAATTCAGAAGAAATGTCTGATAGGTTTAACCATAGTGTAGATGGAATACCATATGATTATAAGTTTTTATATGGTGTTTTGGGTTATAATATGAAATCATCCGAAATGAATGCCGCTTTTGGGCTTGTTCAATTAGAAAGGTTTGGGGAGTTTGAAAAAATCAGAAGAGATAATATTGAACGATATTTAGAAAACCTAAAAGATGTAAAGGAAATATTGTTGCCGGATGATAGTATTAAACCAAATTGGTTGGCAATCCCATTACAAACTGAAAAGAGGTATGAGTTGCTTCATTTTTTAGAAGATAATAATATCCAAACCCGAGTAACATTCGCGGGGAATGTAACCCGACATCCAATTTATAGAGAATACTTACAACCATTCCACAATTCAGATATTATTATGAAGAATGGGTTTTTGTTAGGCGCGCATCACGGGATGACAATTGAGGATGTGGATTATGTGTGTGGTAAAATAAAAGAATTTTTCGGTAAATGAAAATAGCATTCTTAACCGAAATGGGGTTTACGGGTAAAATTCCCAAAGAACACCCTAACATGCGGACAGAATTTGCATGGATGCACGCTTTAGATGCAGACCATTATAATATTCATTCACCGATTGAGGGTTATGATGTTGTTTTTGTAATATTTCCAAAGGGAATGGTATTTTTAAATGCGGTTGGTGGTAAACTATCAAACGAAAAAAACCCAGTATCAGACCTTTTAGAACTTAATATTGTAGAAAAACTAAAACAAACTAACAAAAAGGTTTATTATATACAAGAAGGACCGCATTGGTTGTGGAATGATTATGAATTAAATGACCAAATTAATTTTTATAATATGTTGGCTTCAACCGACGGTATATTTGCACATAATGTTGAAGATGTTAAGTATTATAAAGGTTTATTTCCCAACTTAAAAGTAGATACAATACCAACTCTGATGATAGAGGATAGTATTAAGGATATTACACCAATAACTGAAGATAAAGTTATTATTGGTGGTAATTTTGCAAGGTGGTATAGTGGATTTGAAAGTTACATAGTGGCTTCGGAATTTAGATTAC